TAATAACCCTTACTATCGAGCGGACCATCCAAACTCTGATGTAGATCTCTGCGCTTTTGTACTGACAGAAAAATTAGAAGACGCCGACCAAGAGGGCCGCTCAATTTTCTACGGCGCCATAACAAAGGACTTGATTCCTACAAGAGAAGAGTGGGAATCATTCGATGCCATTGAAGATGTAACGATGATTGGATACCCGCGCGGATTATCAGATAGAGTCAACAACTTCCCAATCATAAGAAGCGGAATAACAGCCTCTTCACTAGGTCGAGATTACAACGGACGAGCGGAGTTCATGGCTGACATGGCATGCTTCCCAGGATCTTCGGGCTCCCCAGTTTTTGTTCTAGACCGTAACGGCTTCCGTGACAAGCGGACAGGAACTTACCACCCAGCAGCAAGTCGCTTCAAATTCGTAGGAATTCTTTATTCAGGACCAACGATCACAAACGAAGGTGAAATAATTTTCTCAAATCAACCAACGGTAGAAGTAGCTGCCATGATGCACCTAGGCAATATTATAAAATCTACAGAACTGGAGGCTTTCGAGGAGTTTTTCAAGAAGAACATCAGGTGACACGAGTCGCCACCCGCGAGCAGAATCAGCATAGCTTACGGGTGGCGACCCTGTTACTTATCCTCCAGTGAAGCGACGCGGCGCTCTAAATTCGCGACAAGCGATCGATGGTAAGCCGTCTCAAAGACAAGGCACTGCTCGTAGCGAAGTCCGAGTCGTGTCCCGTCTTCTACCTCCACTTCAACCTCCTCGTCGACCTCCTCCATCACCGGTACTAGGTGGTAAATCTGCCCACCATCTTCACCAATGGCCGGACTGCCATCATCGTTGACGACGCCTACTGGGTTTGCCACCGTTTTCTTGACCTCCACTACATCGAAGACTTGAACCGGAATGCCATCCCTGACTTCGATACGGCTGACAGTTTCCTCAGCAATGACTGTTTTCTCGCGTGTTACCCGCTGGACAACAGTGACAGTTTTATACAACGGATCTTCGCACCACAGGGCATAGCGGCAGGGATCAAGCCCCTGATCACGGAAGGCCTGGGCTACCTCTTCGGCGATATAGCCAGCATGGAATCGTGCTTCGTCATCACCCTTGAGCTCGATTGCATCCAGGAACTGGTAGACCTTGGCCTGAACGTTCGACCAGGCGCGTAGCTCTGCATCGCTCAATCCGCCCCTTACCTTCTTGAGTACGCCATGCGACGTGTTGATGCTGCCGGTTGCGGCGTACACCACCGTGCCACGGAAGGACGGCGATCCGAATGACCAGGAGTTATCGACCGTATGGCGGATTATCCCCGGGTTGGTGAGCGTTCCGTCGCTGAGTGCGGCCGCACCATTGGCCAGTTGAACGGTGCCAGATGCAAAACGACGGACCATCGGGTTGGTGTTTGAATAAAGACCAGCATCGTTCTGGTCAATGGTGATGTTGTCAGAGGTGTGAACGGCGCCAGTCTGGGTAACGCTGAATTTGCTAGAGAACAGGTAGTCGTAAATGCGGAATACCTGGTTCAGCCGAAGCCGATTACCAAGGCTGGTTGCAAAGTTAGGGCGCTCCCATTCGCTGTCCTGCGCAGTGGCTGGGCTAAAGACACCATTTTTCGAATTATCATATCTCGAACTATTAAGGCTTGAATCCTTCGTGAAGTACGGCGAGAGGTCTACTGCATACTTTGTATTACTGTGGAAAAAATGAGCAACTGTGTTAGCCGTTGCCACCATGCGCGAACCAACAGAGTTTGCCAACCAAGAACCGAAAGTCTTGATCGATTTAGACTCAGAATAACAACCATTAAAAAGTATCTCGCTGCATGAATCGGAGATGATACAAATGTCATCGCGCCCCATGAATGTACAGTTTAGGAACTGAACACCACGCAAAACAGAAGACCCATCAAGCTCCAAGCAAGCAGACGGACTTGCAAATGGCTCAGCTAAAAAGCTGGATGTTGCCAGATGCGCAGACTGGTGATTCAAGCTTCGAATGAAGCAGTTAATGAAGTCTGTTCCCGCAAATCCGTAGTTAGTAGCGCCATTCGCGTCTCTCGGGGCTCGCATGCCGACACCGCGGAAACCGCCAAACCAGCAGTTGATCGCATGACCAAGCTCGCATTGGGGGATTTTTCCATCACCTATATCAGACGATGAAGCAAGAAAACCGAACTTCCTGAAGTGTCCATCAACGAGTACGTTCTCAAGCTGCCACCCAGAAGCATTGCGAGCCCAAATGCCGACATCGGTTTCATCGGATAGCCTACCGTCCTCGCCATCGTAGCCGCTCAGCCCATCGAACCAAGGCACAACACCCATGTTTCTCATTGCCACGTTCTTGCCGTCGAATATTAAGCCCGCGCTGAACGGAACCGATAAGTCGACAGTGGAATAAGTGTCGCCCCGAGTTCCTGAATCAGCAAGGTAAGCGGCTCCAGCATCAGGATTGGCTACAGCAATAGCGGTGGCGCCGGGAATTGAGTACTTCTTCTCGCCTGTGCCTTTGAGAATAAAGCCACCAACAATTCGTTTTTCGTACCCCTTGCCAGTACTACTAAACGTTACCCCCTCCGGTACTCGTAGATCCCCGACGATAACCGACCGACCCGGGATGAAAACTTCCCAGCCGCCACGTGCCGCAGCCTCAGCGATCGCATTCTTGGTGGCCACCGTGTCATCGTCTACACCGTTGCATTTAGCGCCAAAGTCCTTGGTCGAGATCGCATCGCGCATCTTGGCCTGAAATGTGCGGTAAACAGCGCCGATACCAGCCTGCAGGAACCAGCCAAAACCACCGACTACGCCTGCAACTGCCGCGTCGACGTAGTTACGCATCGTGCGCACGTTGACCGCGTCCTGGTCGGCAACACCGTCACCAAGGTTCTTGATCAGTCGACCTTCGGCATCGTAGTAGTTCTTGCCGATGGGGCGCAGCAGCGCGCGGCGAAGAATGGAGAAGCCCTGCTGCACCAGCATGGTCAGCCGGTCAAAGACGGTTTCATGCGTCTCGGCCAAGAAGCGCCCCTGATTGCGCAGATCGGTTGGCTGGGTAGCCGACATGACCCGCGAAATGGTCAGGCTCGCTCCAGCCGTGGCCAGATAGCCAGCGGCGTAGGACGACGTAAGCGTGCCTCCGCTCTGCGTGCCGGCGCCGACCAGGGTGTACTGGCTGCCAAGCGCAAGCGTTTCCGAGGTGCCGTCCTGCTTTACCAGCACGGCCTGAATGTCAGAGTTCTGCAGGAACCGGTACGGGATGGGGTATGCCGGGCCGCCAGATACGTATTCGATAACGCTATCAGTGGTCGAGACGGTCAATTTTGTGTGCTCCAGAAATGCGAAAGCCCCGCATTGGCGGGGCTCTCTGGTTTGCTGATTGTTCTGCGAGGTCGTTAAAACATCCGCTCAGGGCGGACTTCGTAAATGGGTAGCTGCACGGCTAGAGCGCTGACAGCACCAGCGCAGCGCCTGAAAGGATCAGGAACACCGCGGCGCCGACTGCCAGGACAATGCCGGCGATGTTCGCCCCACCGGGCGTCATCTTTCCTGTCACGGCAAGTCTCTCTTTGGTAGTCTTCAACTACGTTCTCCCTATGCCGACTCATGGGGCAGAAACAAAAAGCCCCGGGCGTTGCGAGCGCCTGGGGCTTTTGCTTTATGGGTTCTGGGTATATTCAGTCTGAGAGCGGACCGGCCAATCTTGGCTTGCCCGTCTATTGTGAGGGTTTCTGGGAGTGGGCCGGCTTGAACAGGCCATTTCCTCTTAATGTGGGGAGTTTTCTGTGGGGCCTGTCATCGCGCGATGCCAAGCGGGTCTTGGTAGCTCTGCGAAGGCCTCACCAAGAATTCCTGGCCGTTCTGCTGCCTGATCCGCTCTTCAGTCCTGCGCAGAGACCCCGGATTCATTGCCTCCTGCACCGAATAAAGGAACAAGTGGTCGAGCGCGATCCGGGTGTAGAACAGGTTCATGAACGGGGTGTTGTTCTGGGCCAGGCGCAGTGCAGATGCGGCGGTATCGTCGCCTTCCTTCGCCCGCGCCCAGAGGTTAATCACATCGGCAGCAGTACCAAAGGCTGGACCTGCAGCTGACTCCAGCGCGGTATTACCGAAACGGTTGGCCTCGCCGAACAGGTAGTCGCCGAAGATGCCCAGGCCACCGCCCTGCACCATGGCCGCCAGCCAGGTCTTGGGGTCATCTGCTGGCCGAGGCTCGCGTCCCTTGGTCACATCCTTGGAAGCCATGGACAGGTATCCGAAGGCCGTTGTCCATAAGACCAACTGGGCCAGGGCCAGGCGCTCACCGTTGCCGTTGCGCAGGGCCTGCACCAGGTCACGACCACCACGGAAGCTGTTGCCCAGGGCAGTCGGCGTGTAGCCCCTACCATATAGTTCGCGGCCCAGCGTCTTCTGCATGTAGGCCGCCGGGAAGCTCTTGAACTGGGTAACGAAGCGCAGCAGGTCGCCGGGAACGGTGCCGGGTTGAGTGCCCTGGTTCATGATCGATCGGGTTCGCGCGTCCGGCTCCAGCACGGCATAGGTAACCCGGTCATTGACGTAGGCGCGCAGGCTGCGCTCCAAGTCCTGCCGAGTTTCTCGGATTGCGCCGGCCGATACTGGGCGGTTGCGCTCTGCCAGGTACTGGCCGATGCGTTCATCGCTGATGCCTGGGATGCCATCAGGGGTCATATAATCCCGGCCATCAGCCATGCGAGTGTCCATTTCGCGCAGTAGATCCCACTTGCCTGCGTCTAGGTCGTACAGGCCCAGGGCGCGCTTGAAATCTCCATTCAGCGATCCCCAAGCCTTGCCTTTGTTCTGCGCCAAGTTGTGCGCCATCATCAGGCCGGCGCTGGCCTTGTTGGCGTCGGTCCACCACGAAAGGCCGTTGAGCCGAAAGAACTGGCTCATGCCGCGGGACATCTTGCCGCCGACAGAGTCATCGGCAGAGAAGCGGCGCATGATCTCACCGCGCATTGAGTCGGCGTAGACGCCATAGGCCGACAGGATCTGGCGCTGCTCAGCGCTTCCCCTGCCCTTCATCAAGCCCGCGCCCATCTCTGCCAGACTGCCAAGGAAGCTCTGGCCCTGGTACCGCATTTCGCTGGCTGCAACCGGCAGATCGGTGAAGCTGGAAAGGAGCGCGCCCCCGAGCTTCGACAGCGACTGCCAAGCCCGGACGTTTGCCGCTACGCGAGCCTGGGTGGCGTTGCCTGGGATGCGCGTCTGTCCGCTGATCTCTTTGAAGCGGTTGTCGATAACGCCACGTCGGGCGGTGTTGAAGTTGGCCAAGGCGGCTGGGTCGCCACCGGCGCGCACATCTTCCTTGATTACGTCCATGGCCATGTTCAGGTTGGCCTCAGGGTTGGTTCCTAGGCGGCGCATCAGGGCGGTGTTCTGCCCTGACAGATCAAGGCCGCGCAGCACAGCCTCCCGCAGGTTTCCGGTGCCAAACAGCTGGTTGTACTCGTGCCAGGCCACGCCATCCTTGAAGTGCAGCACGCGCTCCTGGCTCAGCTTCTTGGCCAGGTTGGCCGGGCCACGGAAGCCGTTAGGCTGCTGGCCGGTTGGTGACTTTAGATGGTCGCCGGCCACGAGGCCATCGTAGACCCCCTTGAGGAATACCATGGGATCACCGCCTTCGCGGAACGTTGCCGGGTCCAGGCGAGGCAGGATCTCTTCTGCCCACCGCTCGAAACCCGCGGCGCCCATCTTCTCACTGTCATGGCTCTGGCGTGCGATGTAGCCGGGAAGCTTGCCGATGCTGGCGCCGGCTCGGTTGGCGTCAATGCGGGCGCCTTCCTGATACTTCTGGATGATCTGGGCGATCTCGACCACTTGTGGGTTCAGGTCTTTGGTGTCCTGATCCTTTCCGATGCGCCATAGAGCGTCGGCGATATCTTGGTCGGAGTCGCCTCGGGCAAGCACGGCGGTCAGGTCGGCACGGTCCAAGTCGGCCAGCATTCCGCCGATATAGGCATCCCCTAGGGCCTTTTGCTCGGCAGCCACGGACAGCCGGGAACCCTGGCGCGCCAAGTTGGTACCGACCAGGAACGACTCGACGCCAAGGTCTGGACGGTCGGCGAACTGATCGCGGACGAAGGCCACCAGCCGTGCACGGGCTCGCACGTTGATCAGCGCGTTTCGCCGCTCAATGATGGCGGCATGTTCAGCCTGCTTGGCCAGCTCGTCAGCAGCACGTAGGTAAGCCTGCTCGCTGCCCAACGCGCCTTCGCGCGCCATGATCTCTTGAGCTCTCCCACGCAGCAGCTGGAAGATTTCCTGAATCTCGTTCGATTCCATGTCGCCGGCGGCAGCGCGAACCGCGTCTGCGCACGGGCTGATTCCAGATGGAAGTGCCATCAAACTCTCCCCAGTTCACAGATGGCCGCGGCTCGGTAGGCCTTGGCGTATTGTTGGGCCTTCGCAGATTCGGCATTGGCTGCCGCCATTTCGTCTCGGCCCAAGGCCTCAACCTGGGCGCGCTGATCCTCGGGCAACTGCTCGAGCATCTCGCGGGCCATGGCTTCGTCTTCGGCCAGTGCCGCCCGGGCATCTTCCAGATCGTCGGCAGCCTGCTGTTGCCCGTCCACGCGGCGGCTTTCCGTCTGTCCCTCTGGGTCGACACGGCGTGTCTGCGGCCGTTTGAGGTACTCCAGCGCGCTGGCGGCCTTGGCCGGTTCATCCAGCTCGAACAGTTTGGCAACGTCGATATCTCGGCCGCTCATGGCCTGGGCCACAGCGGTGCGCAGGGCGTTATCACGAATGGTCCAGTCAGCGCCCTCTGCGGTTTCACGGGCAGTGCGGATGGCCGCACCCAGCGGGCGCTGCTGGTAGCCCTGCATGATCTGCCGGGCCCGGGCCTGAATCTGGGTCTGCAAGCGCTCGGGCACCTGTCCGCGCTCGATCAAGCCCAAATCCCGGCGATCCAGTTCGCCAGCCCGATTGCGCTCCAGCATCGTGTCGATCTCGCTGGTGCGGGTGCGAATCTGCTGTCGCTCTGTTGCGATGGCATCACGGGCAGCGCGCTCAGCCTGCTTTCGGCTCAAGCGCTGCGCCTGAAAAGCCTTGGCACGGTCGCGGTAGCTCGCGTCCAGCGCCATGTCCTGCGCGACCAAGCCAACGCGTTCGGCCTTGAGGTCAGCCACGTTGCCGACCCGCTCGCCGGTCAGAGACGGCCTGATCTCGTCTAGGGCCTGCTGCTCTGCCGATCGATACAGCGATGCCTGGTCGGCTTCCAACTGCCGGGAAAGTCCAGCGCGCAGGGCAAGGTCAGGGTCTTCATCGAACATCCGGCCCAGGTCAATAGCGCGGCCGGCATCTGCAGGGCGCGCGGCTCCGCCAGCATTCAGCGATGTTTCAACGGTTACCCCCTCTGTGGCCAGCCGACGGCGCAGCGCATCACTTACCGCGCCACCAAACGAGTGCAGCCCTCCGCCCAGCACGCCGCCCAAGGCGATGTTGGCCAGCGAATCGGATAGTCCATATTCGGTCTGGTCCTGCTGGGCGGCCAGCAGCGGCAGCGGCTCAAGTATCGCTGCACCCACAGAGCCTTCCAGCGCACCAACACCCGCGCGCACGCCGGCACGGCCAAGCGGCGAAGTAGCACCGGCCAGCAGCCGGGCGTAGCGCGCCTCACCCACCACCGGCACAAAGGCCGATGCGATGTTGAGCGGGTCCAGCAGTGAAGCGGCCAGGCTGCCGGCGATCTTTGTGGGCAGCGAGCCTCCATTCGCGCGAGCCATGATCTGCTGACGCGCCAGCTGCTCCTGGTGGCGCTGCATCAAGATGTCCAGTGCGCCTTGGCGAATCCCCTGATCAGGGATCTTGATATCGAGGCCAGCGCCTGCAACTTGATCACGCGCCTGCTCGGCGCCGATCAACGGGGTTTCAGGCTCAAGCCGTCCAGCATTCGGGGCCAAGTAGGATTCCGGGCCCATGACGACTGCGCGCCCCTGATCCTGCTGGTTGAGTTCTTCGAGGCGGAAAGCCGATGTGCTGGGGTTGGTTGAGAAAGCTTCGTCGAATGCGGCACCGAAGACATCGCCACTATCAGCAGGGACGTCCAGCAGAGTACGGCGGTCAAGCGCCGGGGCATCGCCAGCATAGATAGTCAATTGTTGATCCCCAGGCTGCGTACTCGACCGATGCGTGAGGCATCGCTTTCCTGGCGCTTCAGGCCCTCGGCTGTAAGTTCATCCCATGTCCGTGTGATTGGCTTGCCATCCTTACCCAGCAAGCGATACCCGTTAAGGGTCAGGCTCAGGCCGCTCTCGTCGTTGTTTGGCACCCACTGGCCGCCATCAACGACCGCCTCGCGCAGCTGGTCAAGGTTCACATCGGCGGGCACCCCGCGCAGCCCAGGCAACATGGCTAATTCATCGGCACTGATATTTGCCAATGCCTGATCGGCGCCTCGCTTCACGGCTGCAGTGTCCAGACTCTTTGGCACGCGATAGGTGTCGAAGAAGTCGTACTTGTCGTTCACCATGCCGTTCACAACGCGCTCTGCCGCCTTTTCCGGCGTCATACCCTGGCGCACGTAGGACAAAGCCGCCTTGTTGGCCGCCTCGTACATGGTGTTGAAGGTGTTGATTCCGCCGGCCTGACCCTGCAAAGACTGGGCGAACGGATTCATAGCGCTCTGCACGGCGGTTGCCACATTCGTCGCGACACCTTTGTCCAGCCCCTTTTTCAGGTCTGCTTCGGTGACGTTGGCCACTGAGGCCATGCGCTCGGCTACATCCTTCGGCAGCCCGGTAGCGATCACCTGGGCCTCGGGTGGCAGCTTCTTGCCCAGCTGCTGGGCAATGAGCGGGAAGTTGGCGCCCCACTGAGCCTGCTGTTGCTCGATCAGCGTGGCGGCATTTTCGCCGCCGGCCACCTGGCTGTTGAAGCCGGCAGCGATCTGGTCAGCTGCAGCGGCTGGCAGCAACTTCGGCGACTGAACGCCAAGGCGGCGCTGCTCTGCAATGGTTGCATCGGCATAGGCCTGATAGGCCTCGGGCGTGCCTGCCTGCTGTGCAGCATTGAACGACTCCTGCACGGTAGGGCTGTACCTCGCGACATAAGCTGCCGGGTCATCCTGCTGCTGTTTCATCAGCCCGGTCGCGACGGTGGCCAGGCGTCGATACAGTTGGTCATCTTCGGCGAAGCCAGCACCCGCGCTTCCGCCTTGGGCGGGCTGGAACTTGGCCAGGATCTGCTGACGTTCTTGCGGCGTTGCCGTAGCGAACTCGCGGATTGCCGGGGCCACGGCCTGAACCTTGGCAAATGACTCGTAGGCCTGGCCGCCCTTGTCGCCATAGGCCGCGTCGAAGTCCGCCCGTGATGGTGGGTTTTCGAACTCAAAGCCCTGCAGGTACGCAGCCTGGGCATCCTGCACGCGGGATTGCAGCTCGACCCGGGCAATGGCCTGCAACTGCCGGGCCTCCACTTGCCGCTGACGGGCTTCAGCCTCAAGTCGCCGAAAACCCTGGTCGATACCATTGGTTGCGCGAATCTGGTCTTCGGCAGTCATGCCGTCCTTGAACTGCTCGTACAGGCTACGGGCCTTCTGTGGAGAGTCGACCAGCGTCCGCTGGATCACCGCTTGCGACAGGCTGCTATTCATGCGCTGGCGCTGAGCCTGCATTTCCTCGGGTGACCAGCCGTTGCGAGCCCCGCGCAGTTGCAGGACTGCATCCATCTTTGCCCGGTTCTGCGCCACTGCCTCGGGGTCGCTGTAGTTCAGCGCTGCGCTGTCCATGGCCAACTGAATGGATGACTTGTCTACGTCATCCTTGTACCGCTGCTGCTCGCCAAACTCGTAGCTTCCAAGCTTCGCCTCAAGGTTCGAGCGGCGCTGCAGGGTCGACTGGCGGAACATTTGGCGCTGCTGCTCATTGGCCAAGGTGTCGTAAATGGCCTGCTGCTGCTTGTCGAAGTCACCCAGAACGGTCTGGCTGATGTTGAGGGCTGCCGACCCTTTCCTGGTAAATGCGCCGTTCTCGGGGTTGAACAGAGCATTGTTTTGCCAAGCGCCCATCTGGTTGTCAGCGTTGAGCAAGGCTGTCTGGTTCGCCTCCTGCACCTCGCGCTGGTGAATATCGGCAAGATCGCCAGCCAAACTGGACAGGCCACGGGCCAATCCCGACGCATCGACAGATGCCTGGGCTACACGCGGGGCGCCTGTGACCTCTGGGCCCACCCGGCGCTGGTACTGCGGAATTCTTGCAGCCATGGTCAACCCCTGCTGTACATGTTGGCAGCCTGGCCACCGCCAGTGAGAAGCGAGCCGAAGGCATTCAGGCGTCGAGTACGGAAGTCGGCCTTGGCTTGCCTTACCCCTTCATTGCCCTGGTCAACCAAACCCATGGCCTGGTTGAAGGCATTGCGACGTAGCTGGTCAGCGTCCTGGCGGGCAAGGTCGATGGTGCCTTGCTCCACGCGGCCAGCTGAACCCTGCCCAACAACCACGCCGTTGGCGGCAAAGCCAGTCCGCTGGCTTGCGGCCGTCTGCCTACCCTGCTCGTTCGCCATGTCGGCGGCGAAGTCGCCCTGGCTGATGACGTCACGCGCTTGGTCGTTCAGGTAACGCTGCTGGCGGTTGGCGGCCTTGACCGCATCCTTGCCCTGCTGGATCTGGGAATACGCGCTGAGCAGGCCACCGCCCGCTGCTGCGCCAGCACCTGCTGCTGCGCCCATTAGAGCCCCCTCAAAGTCATTGGGTGGAACAACTCGCCGTTGACCCCATAGGGCACGGCCTCATGCATCTGGAAACCGAGCCAGCGCAACCAGCGCAGGGCTTTGACGTAGCGGGCATCGGTGTAATTGATCAGCACCTGGTGGCGCTGGCGCATCGCGGCGACCTCTCGGTCACACTCGATCAGGAAGGCCCGGCGGTGCTTGGCGATCTCGGTGGTGCTGATCAACCATGGAACGCCGATACGCTCGTCGTGCTTGATGTCGCCGAACATGGCCACAACTCGGCCGTTCACGACATAGGCGCGCGGGTTAGCGCTCTTTTCCACCGAGTCGCGCAGCTCCTGCTCGACGGTCAGGCCGCGCAGGCATTCGAACTCGAGGCGGTCCTGCATGCGGGCGTTCGCGACCGTCATTTCGATCAGCCGGTCATCCACCGGCAGCATTTCAGCCACCGGCCTGGACATTGGGCATGACCCCCAGAATGGTGAGCGGGAGCGGATCGGACTGACGAATGAACAAGCGCCCGTTGGAATCCCATTGGCACTGGATGTCCATTTCGGCCCGTCCGGTCAACAGCTCGATCGGCTCGCCGTAGTTCTCGCCGGCGCGTTGCTTGAACTCGTCCAGATGGTCGGCATCAGGGCCGGCAAAAATGCCGCGGCTTTCCTGGCACAGCACCACCACCTGGTTGATGCGCTTCTTGTTTCCCAGGAACGACTGGTTGTTCTGCAGGGTGATATCCAGGGTTTCAAAGTCACCAGTGATCGGCAGCCCGATGTGCACCACCAGACTTGGGCTGTCCAGCGCCACCGCGCCGCCGGTCACCACCTTTTGGGGGATGACGTTGCCGTCGCCCAGCATGCTGACCGTTTTGCCCTCAAGGTGGCCAAGCGCGCTGATAGTCGTTGCAGCCAGCCCCCAGCGGGTGGCCGAGATACCGCGCAGCGACTCCGGCACGACTGTCTGCGGCTCGACGGTGACCTGGGTTGGCGATATGTAGGCCGTGATCCGTACGGTGAGGATCTCGCCAATGCTGGTTGCGGTCCCGCCGCCGTACATGATCACGCTGCGGTCGACCATGCCGGCGTCGAATGTGGCGGTGCCGACTGACAGCGTGAGCGGGTTGGGGAATTTCCAGTCAGTGCCGCCAGTGAGAACAGCGGTTCCGGGCCGGCGCCCGTCGTAAGTCAGGCCGCAATCCACGAAGAAGGCCCGGTCAAACCAGAAGTCGCCAGTACCGTACTTCGTCAGTTGCCGCGAGGCCATGCGCTCGATGTAACGCTTTTGCACCCCGTTCACGACTCGCCTGACGATCATGTACAGAGCGTCTTCGTCATCCTCTGGCACGCTGGCTACGGACTCGACCTGCCCGTCAGTGTCGTGCCAGCTCCAGCCGAATACCTGCTGATCGGGCAGGAACGTGAACCCCAGCAGCATGCCGTCGTTGCGGGCCATCCACAGAACGCCGTTGGGCGCCAGGGCAAAGGCCTGGTCTTGAATGGTGAAGCCGCGCAGCAGATGCGACGACATAACGCTCACGTCCTGGGGCTGGAAGCCGTCCGAAACGTAGTTGTAAGCCAGCGTCGACAGCTTCCCGCCGCGGGCTTGCACGTACAGAGCAGTGTTGGCGTAGATGGCCGGCAGCACGTCGCTCGAACCGAAGTAGCTCTGCTCCACCGCCGAGACGTTAGCCGGCGTGATGCCCGAGTCGCTGGACCCAGTTATGGCGATCTCGGCGCCCGAGGTCATGGCCAGCAGCTCGCGCAGCGATACCAGGTGACGGATCTGGTTGACCTGCCGGCTGGCAATGACAAACTCAATCCCATCGTCGTCCTTGTTCGGGTCGGAGTAGCCAAAGTTGTGGAAGTCGCCGGTACGGGACAGCCACACGGTCTGCGGATTGGCCACGCTGGCGGCAAAGGCCATGCGCTGCTGGTAATAGCCGACCACCGAAGGGTTGTTGCCATCGGCGAACGGGTTGTAGCCGATTGGCACCGTGTTGTCGGTTTCAGGCGTGATGTTGATGTCGTTGAACGCGGTGCCGGCCGATTGCCCAATGAAGCCGAACACGCCCGAAGATTTGTTCTTGTAAACGTTGTAGTGGTCGGCGCCGGCCACGGCAGTCCAAGCCAGGGTAGCCCCGGGCTTGTCGTCAAAGCTGTTGACGGTCGCGGTGTTGCTGGCCCAGGACTCGACGGAACCTTCTGAGATGCTGCTTACCGCTGTGACCTTGTACTGATATTCGGTGGTGTCGCCGCTTCCACCCGTGCGCGGCGTGGCCGCCAGCCCTGTAGGAGCGGCAATGCCAGGCTCGAAGGTGATGACCGTCAACGTCCAGTTTGTGGGCGCCAGCCGCGACAGCTCCCGCGGAGGGTGATCTGGATGGACGATGGTCATCACATCCGCCGATTGAGTGAACTTCAAGGCCTGCAACTGGGCAGTGGTGTACGGGGAAACAATCTCATAGGGCACACCACCGCTCACGACCTGGCCGCCCATGCTGATGAAGCGGATGTACAGGTTGCCGAACTCCAGAATGTAGGTCTGCTCGGTCGAGAACTGGAACGGGATCAACCGGGTGCGGGCATTGCTGTTCTTCACCTCGGTGATGAACCGCGTGCCGGAGCGGTTCTGTGCACCACCCTCCGGCAGCACCACGAAGTTACGGCAGGTCTTGAGCGCGGTGTAGTACCGGGCCAGGTCAACCCGGGCATAGGTGGCCGGCGCGACCTCGCCAGCGCTGAAGGACGGCTGAATGACTTCGCTCATGCCCCGCGCCCCGTGATGAAGATGGATTCGCGCTGGTATTGGGTGGTGCCCTCGTTGAGCGCTGCAGCCGCGGCTACAAGGACTTCTGCCTTGTATTCGCCAGCACAAGCCGAGGCAATGCCGGCATCCTTCGCCAGCGGGCCAGCAACCTGGCTGGCCAAGTACCAGGCCAAGGCCGATACGAAGACCGGGTCAAACATCTCCGGCGACTCGACCTTCAGCGTGTACTCCAGGGTCGCGGGCGAAACATTGGTGCTGATCAGGCGCTGACTGCTGCCGTTGATGATGCGAAACGGGATGCGCGGGATCTCCGGCATCTGGCAGTCCATGCCGGCCGGCCATGCGCCCTGCGGAAAGACCGGGTTGACGATGCGGCGAACCCGCATGCAGTCGTTCGGCACGGCGTACGCGTAGGGGTATTCGGGGTTCGGATTGGTCGCGACCTCAGCCAGTTGGGCAAAGGCCGTGGCGAAGCCCCAGTCGCAGTCGGCGCGCAGGACGAAGTCGCGGCTGCTCTCGTAGAACTGCTTGCAGATCCTGGCAGGCTGGCTGTTTTCTTCCAGGTCATCGATGCGCATGCCATTGCCGATGCGGAAAAGCGCCATGTTGCAGATGTCGATCACTGAAGACATTGGGTGCTGGCTCCATGAAAAAGGGCCCCGAGGGGCCCTTGGCAGGGTTGATGCTGGATCAGGTGTTGCCCTGGCCGCCGTTGGTGGTGTCGGTGGGTTTAACCAGCGGTTCACCACCAGCAATGAGCCGGTCCGCCTCGGCCTGAGCCTCTTCCTTGCTGGCGCCGATGAAGTCGCCCACCTTCTCGCCTGCTGCATTAACGACGATCCAGCGGCCACCACCGTGGTGTTTTGGCGTAAAGGCTGCGGTGGTGTTGCCCTGGCCGCCGTTGGTGGTGTCGGTGGGAGGATCCAGCAACTCCAAGTTGGAGCCCGGCGAGTCGATCATCAGGCTGACGGTCGCACCAGGCTCCAGCAGCGCACCGTTGATGAACGAACGCTCGGTGACGCGATAGCGCTTAACCATTGGTCTGTACCCCTGCAACGATACCGGCGGTGACCTTGCCAGTGGTTGGCGCGGTACCGGTCACGGTGTAGTTCAGGCGCAGATAACGCTCGGTCTTCTGCGGCAGCGTAATGATCGGCGTTTGATAGCCGGCCTTCAGGTCAGCCAGAGGCACAACCACCGAGAACAGACTGCGCGGCGAGCTGAATGCCGAGTTGTCGTCGGCCTGCAACTCGATGGTCAGGCTGGTCAGGGTGTTGAACGCCTCGACCACCTGGATGCACAGCGGGATATCGCCTGCACGGCCAACGTCTTTCTGGTCGCCGCGGTCGATAACGTCGGTCGAAGCCGCCGAGGCGGTGATCGCCTGGGCGTTCGACATGAGCAGTTTCTTGTCGAAAAGCATGATGATCTCCTTAAACCACGCGGGATTCAGTGTTGAGCAGCTCGTCGCAGCGCTTGATCGGGACGCCCAGAAGCTCCGGGATCTTGCGGCCGGCGTACTCGCCCAGGCTAAGGTTGACGTTCTTGGCGTTCATCGCCTGCTTGTGCAGGAACGTCTGGATGGTCCGGTTCGCGTAGATCACGGTCTTACCTTCACCCTGCATCGGGTTATCGACCAGGTAGTATGCAGTGATCAGACGGTCGATCAGGTCAGCACCAGCCGAGGCGTCCTTGGTCAGCTGGGTGACATCGATGTTTGCGACACGGACGTTGGCGCGCCAGTCGCGTACCGACATGCCGATATCCCACTTGAAGTGGTCGCGGTAGGCCTGGAACTCGCCACCTACATCATCCTTGACGGTGTCCTCGCCAAGGTTGCGATGCTGGAAGCCGGCCACGCTGCCTTTGGGGTAAAGCAAGTGGGTGGTCAACTCGCCCCAGGTCACGATCCAGATCGAGGTGTTGGTGGACCCGGTGCCGCCCGCATCCACGATGTTCCTGCCGGACTCAGCAGCAAGCGAGTTGTAACGCGGCGACAGCCCCAGGAACGCTTGCGGCTCGGTCTGGGTGTTGCCGTAGAACATGTAGCGCGAGGCTTTGTTGTTGAAGCCTTGCAGCTTGCCCAGGTTTTCAGAGGCACGGAACGCGGCTTCGTTACCGGAGAGGTCGGCCAGTGCTTTGTCGACCAAGCCGTAGTCTTCCATCATGCCGGTAGTGTCCAGCACGGGAACGGTGGTCGATTTGCTTGGCTGAACGCCCTGGTTGAACATGCGCCAGGTAGGCTCAGGGATGCCGGAGCGCATGGTTGTCTTGTGTTTGGAG